CGGACTACACCGGCAAAGAGGCGGATCCGATCTCCCTGGGCGAGGTCCGCACCACGACCTTTCCGCACACCAAAAAGATCGTCTACCTGTCCACGCCTACGATCGAGACCGGCGTGATCACCCTGGCCATGGAAAAAGAGGCAGACGTGGTCTACCACTACCAGGTGCCCTGCCCTTTTTGCGGCCACATGCAAGAGATGGGATTCGAGAGCATCCACTGGCCGGGCGGGTCCAAGGCGGACCATCGCCGTATCCGACGCCAGAAACTGGCCCGCTATTCCTGCACCAAATGCAAGATGGACTGGGACGACTACACCAAGGACAAGGCCGTGAAGGCCGGCAAGTGGGTGCCGGACAAGGAGATCGAGCGGCCGGAAGCGGTGGCCTTTTATCTACCGTCCTGGTACTCGCCGGCAGTCAGCCTGTCTGATCCGTCGGCGGCCTTTCTCAAGGGCCTGGAGGATCCGGCCAAAATGATGGCCTTTGTGACCCAGCACCAGGCCAAGGCCTGGAAGGAAGTGATCGAGCCCAAGCAGGAAAGCCAGCTGCTGGAAAACAACCGGACCGACAACCCGCCCATGATCGTGCCCGAGGCCTGCCTGGCGCTGACGTGCGGCATCGATGTGCAAAAAAAGGGTTTCTGGTTCACTGTCAGGGCCTGGGAAAAGGATTTCACCAATCACCTGATCTATTACGGGTACCTGTCCACGTTCGAGGATGTGGAAAACCTGGTGTTCAAGACCAGCTTCCAGCGGGCCGACGGCAAGGAGCCCATGGAGATCTGGCGGGCGGCCATGGACACGGGCGGCGGCAAGAGCGACGAGGAAGAGTGGTCGCGGACCGAGGAAATCTACATGTGGCTGCGGGCCATGTACCGCAAATACGGGCCGGTGGCCACAAACCGGCTGTTCGGCATCAAGGGCGCCTCCCGGCCGCAGCTGAACCGCGTGCGGGCGCGGGTCATCGACAAGATGGTCAACAAGAACCGGGTGATTCCAGGCGGCCTGGAGATCCGCTTTCTGGACACGGCCCAGTTCAAGGACATCATTCACTGGCGCATGGGCCGGCGCGGTCCCCAGGAGGGAGACAACGGCGAGCCGATCCCGGCCGAGTCGCAGCGCTTTCTGCTGCACAAAGAGACCGGCATGGACTACGCCCTGCAGGTCCTGGCCGAGGAAAAGCGGCGGAATCGGCGCAAAAAGATCGAGTGGGTTCAGATCCGGCGGGACAACCATTTACTGGACGGCGAGGTGTATGCAGCCGCGTGTGCGGACTCGGAGTGGCTGCCGAGCCTGCAGATGATCATGCAGCTGCAGCTGCAGGAACAGCCGAAAAAAGAGGAAAAACCGAAGCCAACAGATAAAGGCCCGGATTGGATTACCGGTAACCGTGGCCGTTCAAGCTGGATTAACAGGAATTAATCTATATGCCCCCTAAAGCCAAGCCGATACCGTTGATGCAGGGTGTAAAGGCCATCTGTGATCGATTTAAAATCAATGAAAAACAGTTTTACATGTTTGCGAAATTAGGAATGCCGGTTCGTAAAATCAACGGGCGCTGGTATGGGCATGAAGAGAACATCGATAATTTTCTAAAATTCATCACTAAAGGTCAGCCATTGGAGGTCCCGGAAGAGGATTTTCCGGCCAGTTATTATGAGGAATAATCGCTAAATAATATCTCTCACAAAACCCCGTCTAAAAAACCCCTGTCAACCCTCTATAATCCCCCATCTTCCCGTCAGCTTTCCGTCAGCTTTCCCCCATCTTCCCGATTTTCGATTTAACCACCCCTTATAATGCCCAAAATCGCAACGACTCTTACATGAGGATTTTTATGGCACTTTATGATTCGCGTTCCGACCTGGTCAGCCGACTGACCGACATCCGGGCGGCAATCGCCAAGGCGCGGACGGCCCAGAGCTACGGCACGGGCATTTCCACGACCCAGCGGGCCAATTTCCGGGCTTTGCTGGATGAGGAAAAGTGGGTGCTGCAGCAGATCAACCAGATCGACATGGCGTCCGGCGGTGGGACGGCCAATCGCGTGGAGTTCAACGATGCTTCCTGACGCCAGGCCCCAGGAGCCGAATATCCTGGACCGTGTCATCGGTTATTTGTCGCCGGCCTGGGCCAAGCGGCGGGCGGCGGACCGGTTTATGGCCATTGCCACCCAGTACCGCAGCGCAGCCACCACGCGGCTGTTGAGCAACTGGGCCCTGGGCCAGGAGGACGCCACGCCGGACGCCTGGGAATTGTCGACGTTGCGCGAGCGCAGCCGGGACTTGAACCGCAACGATCCGGTGGCCTCCGGCGCCACGGAGACCATGTCCATCAACATCGTGGGCCACGGCCTGCAGCCCCAGGCGCGGATCCGGGCCGAGCGCATCGGCATCGATGAAGGCCTGGCCAAAAAGCTAAACCGCCAGGCCGAATCCATCTGGCAGGACTGGAGCGCCCGGGCGGACAATGCCAACAAGCTGGACTTCGACGAGATCCAGTTCCTGGCCCTGCGCAAGATCATCGAGGACGGCGAGAGCATCGCCATCCCCACCATGGCCCCGGACAAGTGGCGCAAGATCAAGCGATCGGTGGAGCTGATCGAGGCCGACCGGCTGGAGTCCAGCCAGAACGTCCAAGGCATCACCTTCGGATCCCGGGGCGAGCCCAAAACCTACCACATCAAATCAACCAACGATAAAGGCAAAATCAAATACAACGACATCCCCGCCCTGGATAAATATGGCCGGCCGAAAATCCTGCACGTATTCCCAACCAAGCGGCCGGGCCAGCGCCGGGGTGTGCCCTACTTTGCGCCGGTGATCTCCCATTTCAAGCACCTGGCCGACTACCTGGAGGCCGAAGTCGTGGCCATGCGCGTGGCGGCCTGCCTGGCGATCTTCATCACCAAAGACGACCCCATGAGCGCGGCCTACAATACCTCCACGTCCACTGAGACGGGCACGGGCAAGCGCATCCAGGGCATCGAGCCGGGCATGGTCGATTACCTGGGCGTCGGCGAATCGATCAACGTGGTGGACCCCAAGCGGCCGGGCGACAACTTTGCGCCGTTTCTGGAAGGGATCCTGCGCCTGATCGGCGTTTCTCTGGGCCTGCCCTACGAGATCCTGGTCAAGGACTTTTCCAAAACCAACTACAGCTCGGCGCGGGCGGCCCTGCTGGAAGGCCGGCGGCTGTTCATGACCTGGCGGCGCTGGTTCGCCCGGCGGTTCTGTCAGCCCCTGTATGACCTGGTGCTGGAAGAGGCCTATCTCAGGGACATGTTCGACGCCCCCAGGTTTTACGATTTCCGGTCCGAGTACACCCGGGCGGCGTGGATCGGCGGGGCCTGGGGCTGGGTGGACCCGGTCAAGGAGGTCGACTCCAGCCGCAAGGCGATCGACTACGGTCTGTCCACTCTGGCCGAGGAAGCGGCAGGCCAGGGCCGCGACTGGGAGGAAATCCTGGAGCAGCAGGCCCGTGAAAAGCAGCGGGCCAAGGACCTGGGCATCACGCTGTCCACGGCCGGTAAAAACGAATCTTCCGGCAACGAAAAGGAAGGCGATAATGGAACCAACTGATTTCTCCAACGGCAAACTGTGGAACATCCACCCGCACATCCTGGAAGAGATGCTCCAGAAGCTGCCGGACCCTAAAACGACCATGGACCTGGCGGTCAATTTTACGGAAACGCCCCAAGACCGGGGCGACATCCAGTTGATCGACAACATCGCCGTGATCCCGATCCAGGGTCCCATATCCAAGCGCCGCACGTTCTTTTCGTATTTCTTCGGCGGCACACCGCTCAACATACTGACCGAGATTTTCAAGGAGGCCCTGAACAACAACACCGTGCAGGGGATCCTGTTGGACATCGACTCGCCGGGCGGCACGGTGGCCGGCACGGAAGCCTTCGGCGACCTGATCTACAACTCCAGGGGGCAAAAGCCGATCGTGGCTTTTGGCAACGGCATGCTGGCCTCGGCAGCCTACTGGATCGGATCGGGCGCGGACCAGGTGATCGTGGAGCGCACCGCCCAGGTAGGATCCATCGGCATTGTGATGGTGCACTATGACTGGTCAAAAGAGGACGCCATGATGGGACTCAAGCGCACAGTGCTGACAGCCGGCAAATACAAGGGCCTGGGCAACGACGCGGAGCCGCTTTCGGACCTAGCCCGCAAGACGTTCCAGGCCGAGCTGGACTACATCTACACCCTGTTCGTGGACACGGTGGCCCGCAACCGCGGCGTGGGCGTGGAGACGGTTTTGGAGGACATGGCGGACGGCCGGATTTTCATCGGGCAGCAGGCGGTGGACGCTGGTCTAGCGGACAGCACCGGCAGCTTCGACACGGCCATCGATGCGGCCCGGACGATGATCGCCGGCGATTCAAATATTTTTTCAATTCAATCAAACAGGGAGGCAAATCAAATGGCTGAAAAAAAATCCAAAACAACCATCGAGACGACCGAGCAGCTGGCCGCGGCCTACCCGGACCTGGTGGAAAAGATCCGGGCCGAAGGTAAGGACAGCGTGGACGTGGAGGCCATCCGGAGCGAAGCCCATGAAGCCGGTGTGAGCGCCGAGCGCGGGCGCGTGATCGAGATCCTGGAGGCCGACGGCGACCAAGCAGTAGCCCTGCAGGCGATCAAGGACGGTAAGGCGGCAGCCGAGACCTTCAAACTGTTTTACGAGGACCTGAAAGCCAAGAAGTCCCAGCAGCTCGAAACCCTGGAAGCCGAGGCGACCACGACCCAGGGCCAGGAAGCGCCGGCCGAACCGGAAGGCGAGGACAAGCGCCGGGCGGACCAGATCGTGTCCGAAAAAGCGATCGCCCTGGCCAAAGAGCAAAACATCTCCGTGGACGTGGCCATGCAGCAGGTGCTGGCCCAGGATCCCAAACTGGCCAAGGCCTACAAGGCCCTTTACGCGACCGAGTAAACGCCGGCCGAAGCATAACTTTTTTAACTCGATTCAAACAGGGAGGTAAGCATCATGGCTATCGATTATGACGGAAAAGACATTTCATTTCTGGCCGGCGAAGACCTTTCGGCCATGCAGTACCGGTTCGTACACCAGGCCGATGACAACACGGTCGACATGGTGGACGGCGCGACCGAGATCCCGGTGGGCGTGCTGCAGAACGCCCCGGAAAGCGGCGAGGTAGCCGTGGTGCGGGTGACCGGCACGTCCAAGCTGGTCATGAACGCGGCGGTGGCCGTGGGGGCCCTGCTCAAGTGCGAGTACGTGGGGGCCACGGACAACGGCAAGGGAGAT